ACAAAAGGCGTTGTCAATAAACATTAAGTTATATGAGCATCCGCGCGCGGTATGTCCAGACGCGACTTCAAATCGGATTCTTGACCCATTATCAAATTCAAGATAATCACGACGCAAATGTGTCAATGGCATCTGCATCCACGATGGAAGAGAGTCTAGCATTTCGCGCAGTCTCTTATTCATATCTGTTAACATCATATGCGATTGCGCAACAACAATCGATACTTTGTCAAAGTTGAATAGCGATTGCCATAGCACATATGCTAAACCGACAGTCGTTGTGCCGGCACAACGATCAACAGCGCGCATCACTATTCGCTCTTGATTGAATGATCGAATCAAGTTTTCCTGAGTCTTGTTCGGTGTGAACAGATAATGCTTTATGAAGTATTCTGGATTATCTAAACAACTGCGCATCTCTTGAATGCGACTTGCTGTCCACTGATGAACCTCTGCCTTTGGTGCCTCGGTGAATACTTCTGGTACTTTAACTTGCTTTTTTGTTCTGATCATTTTCTTCTCCAAACACGTGTGAGTTAATTAAGTCAACAGTCTTTTCGTGCATCAATACTTCGAAGTGCGATGCTTTGACTTCTGCTTTCTTTCCAAATCGGAGCGCGCGCTGGCTTGCTAAAGTCACTACACTGTCATTTGGTTCTGGCGTTGTTTTCAAATGCCCGCCAGTTGAGATGATACTGAGAGCAGGGAAATCACCTTTGTATTCGCCGATGAACCGAATGAATTCGCTGCTTGGCGTAATGTCTGACATCACGGATGGATGTCCTGGCAACCATCGAACAATATTCGCCGCTTTACTTCCTGCTAATGGCGATGAGATTGTTACGAGACTTGAGATGCGCGGATCGATGTCAGATACGAGTGTAGCAATAACACCGCCAAGCGAATGCCCGATGATAACGATTTCATCATCGATGCTCGGGAGTTGCTTGATAACTTGCCCGATTGATTTCTTCAGTGGTTGATGACTGTCGTAATTGACAAGGACAGTATTGTGGTCATCGACCTGGTTGACCAGATAACTGAAACTTCTGTGTGATGAGTTGAGTCCGTGGACCCATACAATTGTTTTCATAGTGAATGCTTTATTTGCGATTCACTATTTACGGTTCAGAAAAGACTACTTTCCGTCGTTGTTTGCGCCCATCGAAGCGCCGAGCATTTTCAAAAGACCGACCAACATCCCAATACCCTTTTTGTCGTCTTGAGATTCAAGGTGTTTGAATAGCATTTCTGCCTTATCGTGAGTCACGCCAAGAAGACGCTCTACCTCATCGCCTTCAAAGATGTCATCCATCTCTGCGGAAATAGATTTCAGCAAACTTCCTTCAACAACTTGCGCTGGCAAATATTTGTGATTCTTACCGCCGTATGCCGCAGACTGTTTCAAAACAAGTTTATGAAGCACAGCCATAGCCTTCATTACATCGGCATATGAGTGTGGCACCTTTGGGAGATCGTCTAATTTTTTCATAGTGTCTTAATGCCGAGGGCAGTGTTGATGTGGTCGATTACGGCAGGCACATTAGATGCTCTGTATGTTTCACCTGCGAGTAACAAGTACTCTGCGTCAAAATGATCATCGATTGCTTGAACGACTTGATCGCGATCAGTGTCTAACAAGAAACACGTGTCATCTGGTGTTTGGATAGAATCAACAATTGCCGCAAAATCGATTCGCTCCTGCGGAGTTAGAATCGTTTGATCTGCAATAATCGATGAACTAGTAAGTGCTTTCTCGGCATCAGACATTCGTTGTGCACGACGATCAGCAATATTCGAAATAGATTTTTGAAGAACAGCAATTTGCGGGGCAGCATTTTTAACGTACTTTTGCGGCGCAATTGGCGTTGACAATACATCAATAACATTTTGAAGAACATCAATGATTTTTGTTCGCTGGATTTCAGAAAAATAAGTATCGTCAATTCCTAAATATCCAGCATCTATTTCGGCTTCTAAAATTGCAATTTCAGTTGGAGTCTTACTTGAAAAAAATAGGCTTTGCGACATAGATAATTTCATATTGCGCACAGCGGCAGGAGTCATCCAAAAAATTCGCTTGTCTTCAATCATCTTAGTAGCGGCAATTCTATTTGGCTCGAGTGCCTCAACCCATTCAGCCGATACGGAAACAATTGACAGGAGTTTTCGAGTCTCAACGCGAAGAAGATCGCGTTTAATTGCTAACTCGCTTGTTGGATTGAGAGCTGACATTATCCGAGATTTTCCATTTTGTATTTGATGGTTGAAACACTTGCTTGAAGTTCTTCGTACTTGTTAATCAACCAACTGTCTTGTGGGATCGTTCCCTTCATACCTTCAAGTGCCTGAAACAGTTGAGAAATGAATCCAAGAACAGTTACCTTGTCTAATCCGAGATCGACATCGTGTGGAACATCGCCAAGCGGACCATGCGCGCCCATTGACATTTCGGCGAGCGAATCGGCAAAGTCTTCAAGGAGATCGTACAGTTCGCCAAGTGCCATGTGAAGCGAAAACGATTTCACTTTCCAGTGATGAACGTGAGCAACATTACGGGCTTGAAGAAGAAGTGCGAGTAGATTTTCCATGTTAGGTCCTTTGTCTGATCAATCAGACGTGAAATAGGGTGTGATCAATTTTCAGTCTGTCACTCAGCATTTTGAGTTGTTGATCGTCAACTCCAATTTCTTTTGCTACTAATTTTCCAACAACCCAGACTTCTCGATTGTCAGAAGGGAGATCACCCATAAGGTGCGTCTCGAATCCATTCATTTCTGGATCCATAAAATCGTTCAACGCGTCAAAGAGATTCGAATACCCTTTGATCATTCGATGAAACTTTAATGCGGCAGACTTCAGTGCGTAATTTTTCTCCACCGTAGCATCGAGAATTACTTTTTCTAATGCTACGAAATCGATTTGCTTGAGTTGGTCGGCAATTGCTTCAGCAGACTTACCAACATTACCTTTGCCAACAATTGCGTTGATCACTGGTCCAATAGCGTGATTGAAATCTTCAGTCTGATTCTTTTGATTGAACTTCATCGACTTCAACTCTGGAAATGAATTCTTCATATCGTGAGTTGGACAGATAGCAATTCTAGCATTGTCATACGGGAAGACTACGAACACATGTCCACCGTCGGCATAGCGTTTTGCTTCGCTATAACTAGTCGAGCAAATGTACGCGTGGTTACGAGATGGGTAGTCCTTCCAACTCGGCAAGACATTAGTCAACCAATGAAAATGCGGGAACTGTTGGGATCCTGTTTTACGCATTACCAATGCTGAATCACCAGCACGATACGATTCATCTAGACCCTTGACACCTCGATAAAGCAGTCGACCTTCTTGTGCCTCTTTTATTGCTTTTGAGCAGTTGGTCTTAATTGCCTTCAACGCAGTTTCCGCTTCGACTCCCCAAAGCGCAGGGCGCGTCGGAGATCGTTTTTCAGAGAGGAACTGCTTGAAGGAAATCATTAGTCAGCAAGGTGATAAACTTCGATCTCGAGTTTCTTATCGCCATCGCGCTTCACTCGAAAACCAGCAGCACGAAGCACCTTCATCAACCCAGTACACGCTGCCAAGTCAACCGCTTCAACATAGACATTGTCAACATCGCTATCGCCGTCGATGTCAAAAGGGAAACCCTTAATAACATTGCGCTTACCGCTCTTCAGTTTAATACCAGCAAATGCTTCGAGATTGTCCAAAGTGTTTTTTGCTTGATCAATCTTGAATGTTGATTCGTCGATCTTGAAAACTACTGCTTTGCCAGTGTCGTTGTCAAACACACCGTATGAGCGATCGCCGATCTCTGCGGACGTTGTGTCCTTGCCCTGCTCGATGCGACTTTTGAACTTGATCTTCGCAGCAACGTCTGGGTGAGCAGCGAGAACATCGCTCTTCCATTTTTCGTGCTTCTCATCAAGGTCATTCGCTGTAGACTTCACTGCCTCAGAAACTTTCTTCAATGAAGAGATCTTGCGGCGCAGAGCACGCAGTTCTTGCATAAGCGGATCGTTCTCCGGCATACGACCGCCACCATCAACGATGGCATCCATCTCTTTTGTAATTTCTCTGATTCGGTCTTTCGCCTTCGACATCGTCTTAGCGTCAGTTGCTTCAACAAGGTCAACAGACACTTGAGCCAGCAATGAACCTTGCTTGAACAATTTGAACCCTTTGAATTGAGCAGCATAACCTTCGGCAAGAACCAGATCTTCTGGTTTAGCAATAGCACCGCCATTGCGATACTTGACTGCTTCGCCTTCAATGCCTTGTGGCTTGATGTCGATACGACCGTCATCGCGAACGCGAATAACTTCGTGCTTTTCACCTTTGTGTGGTCCTTTTGATGGAACTACTACATCGCCAACTTTGAATTCTGGCGCTGCTTCTTCAGCTGTTTCATCAGCAGGAGTTTCTGGTTCATCAGATGCTGGCACAGCGGCTGCGACTGGAGCAGCAACTGGTTTTGCTTTCAATTCTTTACCAAGAGACTGAAGTTCAGTGTTCTCATTCACCGGTGGTTTATCGCGTGAAGAATAGACTTGATAGTGACGAATATCCCAGCCACGACCGTTCTCGTCTTCGATACGACCGCGCCCATCTTCCTCATCAGCACTCACGAGTGTGAATACTTCATCTGGGTCTTTATCAACATAGTCAGGGGCGAGTTTGACCTTTGCTCCCCTTTTGAACCACGAAGGAACACGCGCTTCAGTAATAGTAGATTCTTTGACATCAACGTTGAAGATGGATCCAACATCACCACCCCATTCGCCAATTGATTTTGTTTCACCGCGCTTGTATGGTTTTGGTCCGACCATTGCTTGAGCAATGTCTTCATCGCCTTCAATCCAAGCAGCAGGATTTGCCTTCTTAACCGCTGCCTTCCACGATTTCCAAGTGGTGTATTCTGTTTCGCCAAGGTAGTTTTTTGCTTCGGCGAGTGCTGCTAATGCTTTGAGTTGTTTCATTTGAGAATCCAATAAGAGAGAGAGTAGTGTATTTATGATTGGTGGCGAACTATAAAGCAGATTTCTTAAACAGGTTTTGTCTCAGCATCAATAGCAATCAGACGCATAATGTCTTCTCGCGATGCTACAACGTTGCCATTTGCTTTGTTACCGTTAGCAAACGGGACAAACTGAGCCTGCTTCTTTCGATCGCCTTTAACTCGAGCACGAACTGTAGCGGCATTCAACGCAATCGACAAGTATCCAGCAGCAACCTCAGCATTTCGGGCGGCATATCGAGGTTCAATAACTTCGCAATATTGAGTCTGCTGATTGAAGGCGGCGAGTGCGGCATCGTAAACGGTGTCGATCTTTCCGTCAATAGCAATGTCTTCTTCATCTTTTTCCGGCGGTGCTTCTTGACCCTGAAGTGTCGCCAATTCACCTTCGGTTGACGGAACATATTCATCGCCTGTTGCCAGATCCATTGGAAGAGTATCAAACAACTCGTCTAATGGGTTTGTGATTTTAGTTTTCAAAAGATCATTCATAAAATAGTCCGTTTCTCATATGGTCCGCGTTTCTTACCTAATTGGGCAGCAGAAATATTTGCCTTTGCCTTGTCTGAAAATGTATACTTACCGCCATATAGAGTGTCTTTAGTTTTCTTGATGGAGGCGACTCTCTTTAATTTTGTTTCGTCGCTCTGTTTTTTGCCTATATGAGCGAGGGAGTTTTGTCTTTTTACTTCTTCCCATTCGCCTGTTTCTTTCAGTCGCTTAACAGTTCTAGCACACGTTTTCGATAAAATTCTTTTATGTTCGTCTGTCAGTGTTTTACCGGTATTAGCAACACTAATCTTTTCCCTAACTATTAAACTTCTTGGCGAATCGTAAAATGCTCTTAGTGCGATAGACTTCTTTTTACTACTTTCGGCACTTTCTGGTTTTCGATAAGCATAAGATCCGCCACACCGTAAATTCAAGCATTCTCTAGACTTAACCTCTTCGAGAGAAACAAGTTGTTTTTCTCGTTCGTTAATAGCATCTCTAGAATCTAAGAATTCGAGAATCTCCATTGAATGTTTTTCTTTTCCATGCGCCCGAATAGAATGCCATAATACTTGCCCAGAACCAAAGTATCCATCATCAAGATTATCTGTGCTGTGAAGACCAATATAATACTTACCGTCGTCTCTAGTTATTTTATAGATGTAATGATACTTTCGGTCTTTGATTCGACGTGTCTTTTCACCCATTTTTATTCCTTAAACAGAAGTTCCAACTTTCTTCTTATTTATAGAAGATTTGTTGAGGAACATCGTCTTCTCAGTGATGACGCGAAACTTCGCGCCGTTTCGTTCTGCCCAGTCTGCGGCATACTCCCACTTTGCTTTATTAACGAGTAGGGCAGCAGCATCCCTGTCGCTCATTCTAGGTTTAGCAACGCTCTGAGCGTGTGGTTTGATTTCGATGATCTCTTTACAAACAACGCCAGC